CAAGAACCGCTGCTGTACTCGGATCACGCAGGTACAGTGGATAAGATGTCGTCTCATGCACACGCAACAGGCACACCACCACAGGGCAATGAGTGTCTAGCAGCGTTTGGTAGGTTATGGGTAGCAGACTTTACAAATAATAAGTCTACGATTTACTGGTCTGATCTGTTAGACGGCTCACACTGGACAGGAGGCTCTACAGGCTCGATTGATATCACTACTGTCTGGCCTACAGGGTACGACACGATCGTTGCCCTTGCGGCTCACAATGGCTTCCTAGTTATATTCGGCAGGAACTCTATCGTAATATACGAAGGAGCAGACAGCCCTGCTAACATGACCCTCGCGGATACTATCTCTAACGTAGGCTGTGTAAGCAGAGATGCAGTGGTATCTACTGGTAAAGACCTGATCTTCCTTGATGACTCAGGTGTCCGAAGCCTAGCAAGAACCATCCAAGAGAAGTCAGCTCCTATAGGCGACATCTCTAAGAACGTAAACAACGACATCAAGTCCCTCTTCGCGGGAGAAACAGGAAACATTAGTATGCACTACTCGCCTCGTGAGGCGTTTGTGTTACTAAACTTCCCAGAACTAGCTGTAGTATACTGCTTTGATACTCGCTTCCCTTTGCAGGATGGCAGCTTTAGAGCAACAACATGGTCGCATATTAATCCATTAATCTTTGCCAACACATCTACCGAGGCTTTATACATCGGTAATAGTGCGGGTATCGCTCAATACACAGGGTTTCAAGATGGAACATCAGGTTATCTTCTTAGCTACTTTAGTCATCCTCTTAGCTTTGGCGATACATCTAACCTAAAGTTCTTGAAGAAGATTAACCTCACCACCTTTGATGGGGCTGAGGCTACGGTAGTATTGAACTGGGCATACGACTATTCTGGTGCGTACAAGAAGCAAGCGTATACCTTACCCAAGTCAAATGTAGGACAATATAACATCTCAGAATTTAACACCGAGGCAGAGTATTCTTCCTCTATCGCATTGATAACGCGAAAGAAAATCAATACGTCAGGGCAGGGTACAGTAGTAGCCGTTGGCGTAGAGACCACAGTTGATGGCAAGACCATTGCCTTGCAAGAAATTAATATTCAAGCCCTAATGGGAAGGATTGTGTAATGTCTAACTACACGAAGATAACAAACTTCGCCGCCAAGGATACTTTGGTTAGTGGTAATCCCGCTAAAGTAATCAAAGGCTCTGAGGTAGGGGCTGAGTACGATGCAATTGCTGTCGCAGTGAACAGCAAATCAAACTCTGAGTCTCCCACATTTACAGGAACGGTAACCGCAGCTAACTTAACCGTTAGTGGTACGTCTACCTTTGGTACTATTGATGGAGGTACTTACTAATGGGTGAAGAATTAGAAAAGTTCTTAAGTGGTTTAATGGGCAGCAATACGGGCAACCTCCTCGCGGGTTTGGGTGGTTTTGGCGCTCAGAACGAAGCCATCAAAGACATCAGAGGTCTAGGCAAAGACGCTACCACAGCTATCTATGGTTCGGATTACACCGTTCCTGAAGGCGGCTTGCTTGGCATGGTCAAAGCTGAGTCTCAGTTTAAGCCGTTTGGTATTACCACGCCTACAGGGGCAAGAGCTACGTTTAGCTCTACGGGCAACCTAGATACAATGCTAAGTCCTACGGAACAGGCTCTACAGGAGCAGATGCTAGGCTTTGGCACTCGCGCATTTGGGTTCTTAGATGACCCTGCTGCAAGAGAGCAAGAGCAAGGCGAGATTATCCGCATGCTTCAGTACGGAGACACAAACACACCACAAGCAAGCCAGTTAAATCAATTTGGCAAAAGTATGTTCGATTACTTAGGTGATCCGGCAGCACGAGAAGAAGAACAGACTGCACTGATGAATATGCTTGCAAACGGTAACATTGCAGGTCGTGAAGCAGATATTATGTCTCGCCTACAAGCTAGTGTTGCTCCTGAGCAAGAACGAGCAAGACTACAGCTAGAAGAGAGACTAGCAGGCCAAGGCAGGTTAGGTGTTCAGACAGGTATGTTTGGTGGCACACCAGAAGCGTTGGCTCTTGAAAAGGCTATAGCAGAACAGAATGCAAGCTTTGGTGTCAGCGCTATGGAGCAGGCTCGTGCTGAGCAAGCACAAGAGTCTAGCCAGAGACTAGCAGCGTTGCAGGAATTCCGTAACAGAGCACAATTAGCAGGTGGGCTAGGTTTAGACGCTATGGGTGAAGCAAGAGCAGGACAGGCTCAGAAGTCAGGACAAGCACTAGCAGGTTTGGGTGAAACAAGAAATAGGTTTGATCTTCTTGGTCAGCTAGGGCTACAGTCTATCCCTGCCGCCTATCAAGGACAGAACCAACTCCTCGCGAACCTTGCCCCTGCACTAGAAGAAGCAAGACTTCGAGCAGCCTTGCAGTCTGATGCATTAGGAATAGGAGCAGGATTAGCAGAGACAGGACTAGAAGCGCAGCTAGGCTTTGAAGGTCTGGCAGCGGCATTGCGTCAGCAGCAATTCCAAGGTTTGTTTGATTTGTTGAAGGGCGAACAGGCTGCTAAAGCAGCACAAGCGCAAGATGGCAGTAATCTCATGAAATCACTGTTTGACTTTACCGTTGGTAATAACACTCCTTTTCCGGGATAACAACTATGACACCTATCAATATAAACACACTCTTCGCGGACATCATTGACACTCCTGAGCAGCGCCAAGAGAAGCTACTACAGCAAGGCATGACACAAGGCAGATTGTTGTCTTCTAATCTTACCGGATTAGCTAGAGCCGCAGCTCCTCTTGCTCAGATGGCAGGTCAGCTAGGTGTACAGCGTAACGAAGACTTGCGCCGTGCAGTACAGCCTATGCTTGGGATAGACCCAAGGACTACTGGCGAGAAGATGGCTGATCAGCTTAAAAACTTAGACCCAGAAGACCCTAACAGTCTTTTACAGGCGGCACAGGCTTTACAGTCTACTGATCCTGTTCGTGCTGCGGCTTTGCGTCAGGCTGCGGCAGAAGTGAGACGCGAGGCAACGAAGCGGGAAGAACAGAAAAAGTTATTCGACCTTCAGGTTGCTGGCGAAACACAAAGACAAGAGATGGTGGACAAAAGCTACGCTCTTGAGGAAGGAGCGTTCCTGCAAGGAATGCAGGATAGCGCGTTGCAAAGACAGAACATACTGCTCACACAGGAAAGGCTGCAAGGCAATATTGCTGACGAGAAAGCCGCCAGAGAGTTGCGCGATAAACTGCAAAGTGAGCGAACAGATTTACAAGAAACAATCGCTGCAACGTATAAAACTTCAAACCCAGAGCTTTCCGCTTTCGTTAAATCTGGCTTGATGTCAGATGACGCTTTGTCAAAACTGATTGTGACAAAGCCTACAGAGTGGGTGTATGAAACGGAACAAGCATTAATGAATGGCAAAGTCACAAACATGCGTGTGGCAATTGATGCTAGCAATCCAAACAACAGGGTTAGGATGTTCCCTTCTGAGGATCAACCTACTCCAGTTAAAGCGCCAGACATCCCTACATTAACCGCGACATACGCAGACGCTTACGCTGAAACGATTGCAAACAACCCAACATTATCTGCAATGGTGGAAGGCGAGAGTCGGTTCTTGGGCGAGGACACTAATGCTCAACTGACACAGGCAGAGCTTAGTGACATTATGCACAACATGCGTTTCGGTCAGGGGCTATTGCTTCCAGAAGTAAACACAATCATCACGGAGTTGGCACGCAATGACCCAGACTCACTGGCAAGAGGTATCATACCTTTAGAGTATATCAACGCTGCTAGCACAAGCCGTGGGGCTGGAGGGAATCCTCCACTTGTAGGTGGGCAGGATACAGGTAGCGCAATGAACCCTCCTCCTGTTAGCAGTGATCTTGCTGCTAAGTATCCGGGCTTGAGAATCGTCACACCTCCAACTGGTACGCAGCCAATGCCGCAGCAAGCAGCTTTGCCTAACCCGTTTAATGTAAGTGCGGATATGTTGCAACCTCCAGCACAGCAGGAGCCTTTCCAGACCGCTCCTACTGCGCAGCGTGGTGTCGGTTGGGATCAAGCGTTCGAAGCGAAGATTGAGTTCGAGCAACAACGAGTAAGAGAGGGAGTTACTTCCCCACAACGATTAGCTGTAGTACAAAATAACTATGTGAAGGTGCTAGAGAGAAACAAGTCTCAATTGGAAGATGAGATTCGTTATCTTGGTGGACTAAAGAACTACAAGAGTTTCAATAAAGAAGAGCGTATTGCTAAAGCAAAGGCAGAGCTTAAGAAGATTGAGAATCGCATCGAAAGATACAAGCCCAAAACTAACAGCTAGGATATTCTCATGCCAGTGAGTCAAGTTGAAACTCCAAACGGAGTAATAGACGTTGAGCATCCAGAGGGAACGCCCCAATCTCAGATCATTGAGTTTGCGGCAGAATCTCTGGGCATTCAACCAAGCGCACCAACAACACCCACAGCCCCAGAAGAGCAGCCGTTAGATGTTGCGAACTTCCCGCTCGCCTCAGAGAAAAACATGGATAACTTTTCCGCGATGGAGAAGTTTACCTATGAGTTCGCAAAAGCAGGGAGTTTAACCGGAAACCTTGCAGCCCTTGGCGCGTCTGTTCTGCCGTCATGGGGAGGCATGTTTGTTGGCGGTGGGCAGTACGGATTATACGCTAGTCCAGAGGAGATTTTTGGCGCTGACTATGGTGATATGACTGTAGATCAACGC